TGCAACACATGGTAAATACTGTCATCTCCATGCGCCTGATAGCGCACCTTTTCAGCAGGCTGTAATGAAGAGGACCTGACAACTTTGTTCAGTGTGATTGAACCAGTCGCATTAGCGGCACTGGATAAGAAACGCTGTCCGATTGCTTTGGCACTTGCTCGTGAAACAGCAGTGGGAGCGAATATACCACCGGGTACTTCTATGATACCATTCCTTTGAGCATTGAGGTCGCCCACAACCACAGTGTTGTCGTCATTGTTTGCCCGAACTTTACCTCTTACAGTCACGCTGTTAGGCAAACTCTTACTCTTCGTACTGCTTTTTCCATCCGTGACCATCTGCCCTGTCAAATAGTGCATTTTGTTGCTTTGAAGTTGGTGTTGGTAAGACAAATTGCCGAATCTGTCGGTCACAAGGCGGTGACCGTCGTGTCTACTCACGAAACGCATGGCTGTGACGCCGTCAACACCGTTGAAATCCTTTGCAACGAAGGTGCCACTGCCCCGAGAGCGGCTAATCTCAACTGAGTTGAGTGAACTGGTCTGGTTATCGCCTATTCGGGCGGCAAGGTCGCTCGCACGGAGTCCTACGCTTGCTTTTTGAGTGATTTGTACCTCTGTGCCGTCGAAACCAAGGTCAGATAGTGATTTACCCTTCAAATTAGGCAAAATAAACCGTGTTCCCTTGGTAGCGGACTCGATTTGACTCATCGTAAGGGCTTGAGAGGCATTATCTGCATTTACAAGGAGTGCAGGGGTCGAATCCCCTTCGCTAAGTGAGCCGTCCGAGTGAAATAGCGAACCGGTGTAGCGATGACTGCCCGTTTGCTTGTGAACGAGTTCGATTGTGTCCTCTTGTTCCACCAAAGTGTACCTGCGGTCATGTGCAGGCGCAAAATCAGACTGAACGGGCTTTGCTACCTGTCTTTTTGAAGAGGATTGGGTGTACACCGCGTGCTTGACCCCATTATCAACAAACCGTGGCTTACGAACTCGCTTCATAATTGCCCCTTGTGCCGCATCAGAGCGACCAGTTGAGAGGTTCTTACCAAGCGCCATCAGCAATTCCACCGTTTAAGGGATGCGCCCTTCGGTGTCAACTTGCCTTTCTTGCTGGTTGGTCCTTTGACACCAGTCATGCGAGCGCAGAAAGATTTTCTTCGCTTAGCAGACTTGCTACCCGGCTTCAATTTGCTGGGTTTCTTGGTGACAGGAGGCTTGAGATTAGCACCTGTTTTGCGCTTAGCGGCGGCACGACCCTTGGCGTTTAGTCCGCCTTTTTTATTGTGCTTGTTGGGGTTGTACCCATGGAATGGTTTGCTCTTCTTTTTCTTAGCGGCTTTTAGTACCGCCCAAGCATGGTCCATAGCATCATCCATGTCCATCACTCCGTGCTGTGGTCACCGCTGTTAAAAGATGTATCGCCCTTACTGCCCTTTGGGTGCAATGTTTGGCTGTGCCGAGGCTCAACAGAGTAGTCTTCCTTTCTCGCGGCATCGCTTCTGAAATGCTCCAGTGTGTTCTCACTCATTGTGATACGGGCGACTGGTTGCGTGATGTCAGTCTTGTCATAACCAGATACATCAACCCCGAGAATCTTAGGTCCTTGACTTACTGCGGCACTGTTAGCAGGGTTGACGCTGTACACAGGTGCGTACGGTGGACTGCTTGGTGTACCTGTACGAGCAGAGGCCGCATCGCTGGTGTAAATACCATACTTCCCACCTGCTGTGGCACCGTAAAATGTACCGCCTGCTTGAGGTGCTCCTGACTTAACTGCCATGTTAGAACGGAACAACTGTACATGTGAGTTATCCAAAACAAAAGCCGGTCGAACCAAAAATTCAATTTCAGAGTCGGCGTGGTTTATGTTCTCAGTCACCGAAGTGTGATTGCTATCTTGATATGGGTTAGAGGAAGAAGTTGCTCCGGCCTCGCCCCAACCAGTCACATCGAGTGCACCTGCTCTGCGCTTCCAATTCATAACATAGGTACCACCAAGAGCCCAGAATGAGTGTGCATCAGACACCTTGATGATGCCTTTTACAGGTTGCCCAGTCCAGTCCAGCGCAGTCATATCGAGATGACCAAGTGTACGGTTGCCGACATTCATTGCTCCTCGGAGTGTTGTTCGCTGACCTACATCACGGTTGCTGTGTAGACTGTGTGCTTCTGTTGACATGACAACATACTCACGGCTCACACCGTCATTGAGTTCTCCAAGCGTATCGACATCTAATCCAATCCGTACACCATCGCCGCCAACAGGCTCTGCAAGCATGGTGTCCGTGGTGATTGATTCGGTTGTTTCATTGACCATGGCAGTTGGCTTGAGAAGCCCATCATCGTCAGCGAGGTCGAGGCGTGCACTGATACCACGGTCTGTTTCACCGGCTTGCAGTACATCGTTTCTTGGGCGAACTAAGCCTTTGCCGACAGTAGGCTCAGCAGTGGGCTGTGATAGTACCAGACCTGTTGGTTCAACAGACTCTGATATATCCATCAGCAAACTCTCGTTGAAATGCGTAGGCCACCGTACACCACGCCCGTCACCTCGGTCACCTACTCGCATTGCATTTGTCGGGTTGAACCAGTCCACAATAGCCATGGCCGCTACATCGTTGTTGGCTGTGTTGGAGTTGCCGCTCTGCCTGTCAGTACTGGTAGCAAAGAGGCCATTTGCTTCTGGACGATTGCCACTGCCACCGTCTTCGTATGCATCTTCTGGGACATCTTCTCCACGAGTGTTGCCCCACCAGTCAATCATGTAGTAGCGGTGTGCTTGAGCAATCTCTGCAATGTCCAGACCCGCCCTGTCACCTGCGTACATTCTTCGCACGCTGGACGAGTTGCGGATTGTGCGAACAGGACAACCAAAAGCACGGGTCATTCTACGCCCATCACTGTATCTGACTTGGCGACCCAGTTGGTCTTGATTGAGCAATGCGCTGATTTGGGTAAGTCGTTCCAGTACACCTGTGTAGGTAGCGGGGTAGTCAGTGCCGCTTGTCCAACCATCGTCCTTGTTGTCTTGTTGGATGAATGGTCCGTGGTAATAACCAAGCAAAGCATTGGCATTAGCCACTTCCAAGTAGCCTCGGACATAAGGTGACCAGCGTGGGCGATTGTACGGCTGACGCAAAGCAAAGCGGTAGCCAAAGCAAGTATTACGGGCATCATCCGACGCTGTTGTCATCTGTGCGTATGTCCGCTCTTCAAGGCCAGTGTTGTCGTGGAAACTCACGCAGTCAACTCCAAACAACTTGCCGCCCCATCCAATAAGTGTTTCAAGGAAACCGTCCAAACGACTGGACCCGGCTCCTCCTCTGGAACCACCGGGCCAGTAGCCAGCGAAGTTGTATTTGGTTGAGCCGATAGTACCGCCTTGATGAGAAAGGTTGGTGTACTCGTCTATCCTCGCGGCCTCGTTCGCCGTGCCCGTCCCTTCTGTAAGTGAGGTTGTTGAAATACTCAATTCCATGATGGGAAAACGGTTGGTGGTGTTTGCTCCATCGACGCCATTGACGGTTGAGGGTTGCGGGCTGTTATCCATTTTACTGTCATCTATTACACCCCAAAGCGTTGATACATACAACTTGGTACCGTCATCGCTCCAATCAATACCGGAAACCCAAGGCGTAGTACTACTGGTCGATTGAGAAACCGATGCACTCTTGTTAAGGAAGTAAGTTCTCAAATCGAGTGTGACATCTAAAGAAGAAGTGGAAGTATCGTAAGGTGTCGACAATGTGTACTCTCTGACATAACCAGACGCTCCACTCAGCCACATCTTTGTACCATCCGAATTGAATAGTATGTCACTGATTGTGCCTGCGCTGATTGAAGCAGAACTACCTTCCGAATCGCCACTTGCTACGATGTAGGCGCTGGCCGTAGTAAATTGTCGCAAAGTGGAGCCGTAGGCGATGTAGTACTTGCTCCCGTCATTGTTCCATGCTACCGCTCTTACTCCATTACCACCTGACGACTTTAACGAGCCATTAAGTGAAATGGTTGTCAAATCAAAACCAGTGGAAAGCGTTGCGCTTCGTACGCCGTGACCATTAAAGTTAGCAATAATCATCTTTGTACCGGTTGCATCGAAATCAAAGCCGTCACAACTGTTGATGTCTGAATCACCTATACCTGAACTTTGTTGGTCGTATGTGCCATTGGTGTTCGCTATGTCAATCTTAGAAAACAAGATATTGTCAGTATCGTAGTCGTTGTTGTTTCCACGATTGGAAGTAATAATGTCGTCGCCAACCACACGAATCCCCGTCATCCATGTGGTTGTGTTTGCAATTTGCTGGAAGTTTATACCTCTTCTGTTAGCAGTGGTACCAATTGAATTGGCTACCTCTTGAAGCGAGAAAGAATTCGTAGCCTGTACCGGAGGCGTAATCCAGTTCATTTGAAACACGAAAGGACCCTTAGATGCCGCATAGAAGAAGTCATTGTAGTGTATTGTTTCAAAATGCTCAGGAACATTGTTGAGGCCTTTCTTGAGAACAGGAGTATCTGTTGCTCCGTTCTTATCATAGAACCCTCGGCTACTATGGTCTGAATAATAGGTGAACGGGCGGCCCAAGTTTGGATGCCACATACACAAATACGCATCAGCAAGATGTAGGCTGTTGGTATCACGAGTACCATTCATGGTCTGCGGCATAACCCGAGTTGTCATGCTGACAAGAGAATTAGTAAAAATCTCATCTGCCTTTCGATTGTCATAGGGTCCGCTTAAACGGATGATTGTACCATCAGTCAAGTTGTCAAAGAATAGAGGAGTGACTTCCGTGACGCCTTGGAATTGAGTGGGTGTCCCAAGAGTAGCGTGCGCCAATGTACCTGTTCGGTTTGCATAAGTTGCTGTCTGCCTTTCTCCGTTAGCATCTGTGTATTCTAAAACCTCTCCGTAGTATGCTTTGACTGGGAACAGTTCTGCATTATCCACATTGACTGTACTCCCTCCTGCGGATGATGATGTGACCTTAGCATTCGGGTTTAGAGAGCGGACACGATAGTGCTCTGCGTAAATGTCAGGATAACATGTAGGATAACCAGCAAGCGTAATCTGAGCACTAACAGCGCCAAAAGTAGCCCTGTTCATTTGGTAGTAATGGTCAGGGGTATGCCATTCAAGATGCCTAAACCCTACTGCGGCTGATGAGGTTGCTCCATCTTTGTGCAACTGTGCCCACCATGGTACTGTGAGCGTAAATCCGGGTGTAGTTTGAATAAACATGTTGGGGTGGTAAGGCAAGGTACGCCTACTAAACGCAGGTGAAATGGTTTCTTCAACACCCAGCGAGTTGTAATTTGCCAACGGAGGTAGGTTTGTGAATTGGCTGGAGGCATCAGGCTCAAGGTCGAGCATAATTTCGTTGAGCATAATTTCACAACCTCTGACATCCGCCATGGTTGCCTCTGCCAAAATCAAAGTATAGGCACCATTTGTGTTGCTCCCGTCATCGTGAGCAATAGCGACCACGGTGTTCACCTGTTGCCCTGTCAATTCTGTGACCTTAGCACCAGATTCGGATGGGGCCTTCACTGCGTCTGAATGATTGCTGTGATAACCAGAAAATTGTTGCTTGAACACATTGGGTTGAATTATGATTTGATATGCACCGACTTCCATAGGGTCTGGGAAATGGTCGTTGAGAGTGTAGGTACCAGCCGCCTCTAACACAATAGAGTGACCTCCCTGTGAATTGGTCGTGCCTGCACTACCTTTCGATGCGGCTATCCCGTAGCCGTCAAATTTGACTTTGGTTTCGGTCAAAAGAGTGAATGCTCCCCCGTGTATGTCAGAAGGTCCGTATGGTGCAGATGCACCCGAGAACCAAACAAGAGGGTCACGATTATTGAGGCGTTCAAGTAAATCGTTCCCACTGTATTCAGCGGACATGTCGTCCTCAAAGGTCGACGATGTGGTGATTCGACTTGCTTCACCAAGATTGTAAAGTCGTTGATAAGCAGGGTGAGCATAGTGGCCCGGCATTAAGGCCATCGTAGGTGTGACATAATGATGGCCCATGCGTGGGATAGGCATAGGCGTCATCTTGGGCGCACTCAGAGCAGTTAGAGGAGTTCCGTTGACGGCGGTCCAATCAATGGTCTTCATGTCTGGGCTGGCCCCGCTGTATTCACTGTGGTCACGCAACCGTCGAGAAGCAAAGAAACGAGTGCTCCCGGCAGGCATAAAGTATGACGGTACAACTTTGAGTCCGGTTTTACCAGTCACGAAAGAAACAAAGTCTGGACTGTACACAACACCTGTGAATTTGTTTGTACCTGTATTCTCGTACGATGCAAGAACACCCTTGTTGGTCGTAGGGTCGTACACTCGTAAGAACCAGCGACCACCGCTTAGTTCTCCGTTATCTCTCCATGTAGCATCTTCCGGTGTACTACCAACTGTGATTTCATCACCCGAGTAGCCACTGTAAGTCAGTTCATCAACATCGTAGCGGTGCGTCATTGTCACACCTACACGAGTCACATGGAATTGCAAGGAGCGGTCATGTGGTTCGTATGCCGTGTTCAAAGGAGCATTGTCAGTATGCGATTCCCAGCCCTTTGAAGAACTGGCAGGGAACGCCAAACGGTCATCAGAAAGGTCCGTACCGTCTTGTGATAAGTGTTCCCAACCATTGTTCTCCCAAGTAGGCCAAAGCCTTGGTCCGTCGTAGGTTTCTTTGAATGTATCAGTTATGGATGACTGTGCTTGAGCAGGGTGCATCAGACCACCAGAACCCATGGTTTCGTTTTGGTAAGCCTGTATTCGGTCAAAGCCCGGTCGAACAATGATGTTGCCGGGGATTTCATCAGCGTCGGGTAGCCGAATCTTCATGTTGGGTGATATACCAGACCCAGCGATAGCGGGAGACAAGCCCTCTATATCACGGTCACTTACATGTCTGAAATCCATGATGACTGTACCCAAAGGACTGCCACCCTCAAGACGATGTTCTTGACCTGTGTCATCAACAACTTGCATGCTTTCAAATTGCAAGTGCTCGTTGGGTATAATCAAAGCGTTTTCCTTTTCGTTAATGTGCTTCTGTGCCAATTGAGGATGGCTCAGTTCCTGTGCTTGGATGATTGGGAACATGGCACTGTTTGTTGACTCAAAGGAGAACCGACAATTGCCCAGAATCTTTTCTCCGACAGTCTTGTAAGACCCACCGTCTTTGCGAACAGTCCAAGGTATCATACCAAGACCACGAGCATTTGATGCGGGCATGGTTAAGTTGCCACCGTCCATTCGTTTCCATACTATGTGCTCTTCTGTGAAGTTGCGGGCCGCACTCTTTGTATCGTAGTACTTGTACAATCCTGCGGATGTGCCATAATACTCTGCACGAGAAGTGACTCCTACGCATTCCTGTGCCAAGGAATCCGCCAAAGCGTGTAGTTGGTTCGTAGGCATAATAGATTTGTCCCAGAACAAATCTCCTGTCGGGCTTTGACAAGGGTCTGCCCTGCTAACATGGTCGGCTGAGGTGACCCTTGCGTTTGGGTAAGCGACAGTGTCAATGTTAGGGTAGGCTGTAAAGTCACTGCTGGCTCTAATGTTTGCTTCGACATGAGGCCCTGCTGTGGCAGGAGCGTTATACCGGCTCTTGTTGTGAACTTTGCTTGTGTTCCAAGCCTGCGTACCTGCTCTCAAGATGTTGCCGTCTGCCTTGACAGAAAGCCAATCGCCAGATGCAATTATGCCATCTCGGTCTGTTTTGGCTATGAGAGGCAATTCACTTTCGTGACTGACTGCTACCAAGTGACGGCTGGACAAACCATGTACACAGAAGTCACCTGCTATTGCGGCAGGTGTTTCTGTAATACCGATTGGTGGTGAGGATGCCAAGCAAGTTTCAGCGGAGCCATAAGGAGCAAAGCCCAAGAACGGATGCCAAGCCCCGAGTCCAGCAGGGAATTTGGTTCCACCAATTGAGGTACCGTTGTAGGAATTCAGATACGAATATGCTTCTCCTGCCCAGCCGACTGCTCCTATGGGTTTGGTACGGTCAACTGCGTCCATGAAACCATTGAAGTGCACCTGCGTCATGTGTTCACGGGATTGAGTCGTATTGTTGTATTGATGTGTACCTGCTTTGGTCCAAACATAGATTTTGACTGGTCCATTACCTCCGTTGACCTGAGCGGCGGCTATGGCCGCTTTTGTTGTGGGGTCAACCAAATTAGTACTATTCGTGATGCCGTTCTTACCAAGCGTGAAAGTTGAGCCACTGTAAGACACATAGGGAGCAAAGGCAGACTTAGTACCGTTGCTTACACGCAACCAACCGTATGTAGGTAATGTGGTTGGCAAAGTAGCATCTGCCTGCAAGGTAGCGGCGGCCCCATCTTCTGCGGTGTAGCCGTCTGGTTGCACATCGAGGGCCACCCAACCATAGCGGTCTTGCTTACCTGCATGTTGCATAGTCGGTAAGAAAGTACCACCAATAGCCTTGAGAGGGTCTATACCGGGGAATGTGTTGATACCTGCGGCAAGTACAGCGGCCAGTTCTTCTGCATTCTGACAGCGTGTGGCGTCGATGACAAAGATATTGCCATCAATGTGCACTGCTTACACGGAAAACGGATGGATTGCGAGTGTCTCCACTACCTGTTGCCAGTCTGTTAGTTGATGAAGGATTTTTTACATTGCGAATAATGTGGTTGTCCAAGAAATGACCACCGGGGTGATAGCCTCCGTCCATGTGCCAAAGACTGTTGGACGCTCTGGTATTGGCTATGGCTCCTATGAAAGTACCTGCGTAATTCTTGAACACATCATCGAAAGGATGTGCGTATGCAACAGGGCTACTTGGACCAAAGTGCGTATCATAGTATCGTCCTTTACCTGCCGCTTGCCCATAGAAGCGAGAATTAGGCATACCCTTAGTCGGTTCCCAATTGAGAATCCAATTGTACCCTGATATGTTGCTGGCTTGGTACTCTTTAGTAGGCGGTAGGTTAGCAGAGAAGCCGTAAAGCGTACTGCCACCATGAGAAATTAGATTGGGTAGGAAGGATTCTCCAGCAGGGTGAGTGCTCGGTACTGCACTGTACCCGTTTCCTGTTGTAATAATATCAGACAACTGAGGTTCATACGACTGGAAGTTGTGAGGAACAGCCTGCCCCGGACCAAAGACCAAATAAGTCGTAGCGTCAGTGTTGATAGAACTGGCCGAATATCGTGCGTGAGGATGAGAAAAGCGCAGTACGATTGGGCTTGGGCGGTTGCAATTGACTGTCTTCCCACCGCCTGCGTATGTGACTCCTGTTGAAGAAGCGTTCGTGTTATTTCCACCATCCAAATCAGGACTCAGCATAGCGTCCTTGTTAAAGAAAGGAGGATAATGCTGTCCGTTGTGTTGGTTAAGATACGGTGTACCGGGGAACATAGCCAACATAGCGTTGGTATCGATGAGTGCATAGGAACCAGCGGCCTCACCTACATTCTGCATACCAGCAGAGCCGGTCGGTCCAGATGAGTATGGGTGAGTGTAAAATTCCTCATAATCGTTTTGTGTTCCATCGTTGATGTCAAGAGTGACTCCAGAGAAACCGCCACCAAAGTACAGAGGTACCCACCTGTCAACACTGGAACGACCACCACGGAAGTACAGGAATGGTTCTCCGTGATGGCTACCTGTTGTACGAATACCGTCACAGTCATGGAATTTCAAAAGATTAGCATGGGCTACAAGCACATCATCAGCGGCAAGGTTGGTGACAAAGTCAGCCGAATGATTGAGCAAATCCAATTTGTTTTCAGCGGCTCCTGCTTTGCTGACTGCTCTGGCCCAATCTGTGTCACCTCTCCAAAAGACAACCTCTTCGCTCCAAGCATTAGAGTCATCAGAAGCCGGAGTCATAGCGAGGTAAAGATACTCGTTAGATGGAAGTACCAAGTGGTCAGGTGTGGTGCTTGTATCTTTGGAAGCAATGTTGACCATCACAGTGTTGATGCACGGCGTGATTCGGTCACCGGGCAGGCGAATGTAAGTGTCCCCTCTGAGATTGTCACGCCACTGTTTGACATTGACAGAATCGTTAAGGCTGTCAACAAGCACAGGGGTTGCGGTATTGGCATTGGGTCCACGATACTTTGTAGTGATATGAAGAACCGTCGACGGAATATAACCAACATCGAGCCTAACACCGGCCGCAATTTCCGCCCCAGTCAGTCCGCCCAAGTGATTTGTCCCTGTTGCCAGATTGCTTGCCGCCGCTTGAATACCCCAATCCTTGCCGACGGACGATTGGAATAGGTGTCGCAGAGGTGTGACTTTGTGTTTGGAACTGTGTGCCTTGATGCGTATGGCGTCAGGTGCTACCCCCCATTCTCCGAGCGTCTTGCCGTCTGGGGCCAAGTAAGATGTACAGTCGAATGAAGTTGCCCCTACATCTTCCGTGTTCGGGTCCTCCATGTTTATGGCATGGTTGACTGCCGCCGCAATCACTTCGTCGGTGAGAAGCGAAGTGAAGTTGATACGAGGGCTAAAGATTCGTGTGACTGCGCTGGAATAATCTGAACTGATGTTCTTAACCCCGTACAGGTAATGAACACCAGAAGCACCAGCCTTGTCGTAATGGGACCGGCTCGTGTAGTAGTATGTTTCTCCATTGTTTGCTGTGCCAGCAACATCGTTTAGTTGGATAAGCCCGCTGTCAGGCAAACCAAGATAGCCCAGAATATCCGTGTGCGCCAAGTTGCTACCAGTGCCGTACGGAGCGGCTAAAACAATTTTGAAATTGTCGTTTGAGCCGTCCTTTTGGAAGGTAGCAGATATGCCCACAGCAGGTGAATTGTAAGTGTTCCAAAGGTTGCCACGGAAGGATTGCTTTGTACCACCAGTGTACTGACCACAAACATCACCTTTGCCACTGATGTGCTTCCCTATGGTAAAGCCACCCTGCCCTACATCACGGTCATCGAAGTGAATGATGACCTCGTTGTCCAGCGTAGGTGGCAAACGAGTCAAAGAATTGCCCAAAGCCTCGCCGTACTGTTTGTACGCCATTCTGATGGTGTGACTATCTCCACGGTGGTCGACCATGCGGATGCCGTACAGTTGCCCGGTACCCATCTTGTCGGGTCGAATATCATCATCAGGTATGTACCCACCGCCACTTTGGTTGACAAGGCCGTGTTGCTTGGTACCAGCGGCTAAATCTTTGTCGCCGTAAATGTAATCGTAGCGGGTGGAAACACCATCTCTTCCCATTCCCCACTTACCAGCATCAGGTGCCCAGCCCGGAATGCCTGCTTGTGTTAATCCACCAAAGTTGATTCGGGCCTTTGCTTGTGTTCCTACTCGCAGACCTTCGACGAGAACCTTCCCGTCTGATTTAGGCTCGAAACTGGCATTGAGAATAGTGTTGCTACTGCGACCAGTGGCATGCTCATCTGTCGAGTGAGTGTTGATTGCGCCCGAGCCATGTACTTCTGGGCCAAAGTCAAGTGTGTTTTGATAATCCGCATCGACTTCCTCCATTGGGATGTACTCTCGGAGCGTGGTGATTGGAGCGAACGGCCGACCGAACTTGTTGATTGGCATTGGTGCGGGATGCATGTTTTCGCCGTCCATCTCATCTGGCTGGCACCAATAATTGCGGAAGCGTCCTCCGTGACCAATAAGATACTCCGGTCTGTACGGAGCCTGTCCGTTGGAATTATCCATCCATGCGCAGAAGTTGCGACCCGACGCACCGGGAACAGTGGAGTGAACTATAATCGAGTAGCCCTTCTTGCCTTCTGCACTATTGACAACTCGACCGAGGTGAGCACGCATGTAGCCCATGTGTGTACCTCGGTCATGACTACCAAAGGCTGTATCAGCATTCCAGAAAGGAGCAGGGTCGTGCGTCGAACCAGTGGCCGCAAAATCTGCTTTTTGATGTGGAGCAGTGGGGTCTTTACGAGGATTGGTGCTGGTCGCTGAATGACCTTTACCCAAATTAAACCTGTCTGCTTCGCCCAAAAATTGGTCAGCCGGTCGTCGAGCGTGAGTTCGACCTGTCTTTGCTCCAGCCTGATTGATGCGGCGGACAACTTCTCTTGCGGCCGCTTCTATGTCAGTGATACCTTGACGGACCCCTATTTCTCCAAAGTCAAGAGTAAGGCGGCGCACAAAATCCATTTGGTTCCAGTGCGGCAAGTGTTGCAGACGGCTTTCTTCATGCCCAGACAAATCAAGAGTTGAAGACCGAATACCTTTCATTGATAGGAATGCAGGGACCACTCTCGTACCGTCAGGTGTATCAAATAATGTGGCTTGTTCAGAGGTCGAAGAGTCTATTTGATTGTGTATGTTCTCTGGGTTTCCATACTCTGTGACATCGTCATTTGTTCTTCGCATAGTTGCAGTGACATCAGGTATGTGATTGTGATAACCTGTTGCATGTGTAGCAATTGTGACATTGAGTTGACCTGAATTGTTGTGTGCCATAGCCGCTTCCATAAATTCGGACTTAGCAGTTGAGGCTGTTTCTTTGTGTTGACTTGGGAAGCCATTGGCCACATCAACAGGTGTTTTGACCTTGGCTGTCGCTGGGCTACTTTGAACTTGCATCCAAAGGTCTTGGAAGGCAATAAACTCACGGTCATGGGCCACATCGTAAAGCAACACACGAGCATAGTCTTCTGTACACTGGTATGGGTCCAGATAAGCCACGGTAGGGGCCAAAGTAGCACTGAGTCCCAATGCTTCATAGTTCAACTCAATCGTTTTGTTGATATGTTGTACAAAATTGCGACTCGTTTCCAAACAGGAATTGCCAATCAAAAAGTTCTCCATCGGTATGCTTTCACGAGGTGTAGTTGCAAAGTCACCCTCACCGCCAAGGAAACCCGTCCATACTTGACCTTCGTTTAGTGTACCCCTGCTCTTACAGAACAACCCCTCCACTGAGTGCGGGTTGGTGTATTGCATGTTCATCCAAACAGTATCTCCGTCCCTGAGTCCACCGGGACAAAATGGGTTAGCCCATTTACTGTTGAGCAATTGTGTGTCCAATGTAGTAGGTAAGGTGGAACCAGTAGCACGGAAATCAACAAGCAAAATTTCAGTACCTGCGCTCGGGTTAAAGCCACTGTCAATTGAAATCAGAGAAAGAACATTACCAGTGCGTGTTCTGTAATGAGCGTATTTGTAAGCACTTGCGGTGTTATCGTAGTAGCGAACCCGATATGCATGTGTACTGTGAGAAGTGGTCGCAGGCCATGTTTCAGTTGATTCAAGCGTAAGATTTGGACTGCTGAAAGCCTCAACAATGCCACGGGCTCTTTTGTTTTGTACATGAGGCAGGTGCGGGTTCGTGCTGGGACCAGAGCGGAATTCAACAGCAGAAACATATTGCTTCAATCCATAATCTATGTTCCCACCCTGTGTCATTACATTTGCACGGTCGTAATAGAACTCGGAACGCTGTTCAAACCCTGCGCTTGACAGTGTCGGGTTATCAGCGATTGATGGGTAATTCATGTTTTGAATGCCCTGAGCAGGAGAAATACGACTGCCTACCTGATAATCACGAAGGAAGTTGGAAGAGAACGCCCATGCATCATCCGCCGCCGCATTTCCTGCAACGGTCAGATAGTTGTTAGTCGTATCAATTGCGCTGTAAATAACCCACTCACCATTCTTTGTAAATGCTGAACGGAACCTGAGTGCGCCCCCGATACCTCCTATGACAACAGGAGCGGCCGAGGGTATTGGGAAAAGGCTTGCATCTTTCACATAGATGCGTCTGTTGGCACTGTCGTACTCAGCACTGATGGTTGTACCACGCTTGTGTTTCTTTTGAGATACAGGAAGAGAAAACGCACTGTTGACTTGTGGGTCTTCTGGTGCCACACTCTTTGGTCTTCGCCCAACAGGGTTAGGGGCCCATGTAGGAGCAGTGTAGGTCGCATCAAGATGCAACTTCATACTGTTATCAGGACCGGGGAACACGCCTGCATCAGGGTCATCGAAAAAGAAATCCTCAAACAGAGGGAACTCAATCATAGCCCGTGTGCTGGCATATTGTGTACCCAATTGATAATCATGCTGTACAGTGTCAAGTGTTTGGAAAAGTCTGTCGTTGATGGTCGTGCCGTCAGGAGCAATAGACTCTGCGTTAAATTTGTCATCAACTTGCAAATACCCACCGATTGCAATTGCCGTCGCTGTCTTCCAATCAGCGAACGAGGCGGCTTCTGTACCGTCGAAGAGAACGAATTTACCCGAGCCCAGATGCGTGGTACCAGAAGCAAATGTGAATACGCTTCCTGTCTTTGAAGTATATTCTGCTGAGGCGAACAACTGATTGTCTGCCCCTTCAATTCCGGGCTTTTGTAGGAAAATTTTCCCCACCGTTGGGAAGCAATAAGTTCCCCAAGAAGCAAGGTCAGTGGCGTTATTATTGAGCGGTACGACTGTAATGGTGGTGCTACCAAGCGCACTCACCTTCGTAGTACAGTCCCTACGAGTCGACCATCCAAGTCGTGCCGTTGGACTCGGGTCCCAAGTTGGCTTAGTGTTGACTGCGCCCTGTCCTACTCCGCCCATGGTCATTGTGACTACTGGACTACCGGGCATGATTTCCTTAACAATATGCGAATCAGGAGCCCCGTCACCCTTGACATTAACAGAGTTGGACAATGCGTCTGCGACTAATCCATGTGCCCGCATAACCGTGTCATTTTGAGCATTGCTGTCGAAGTCAATGACTTTACCACGACCGACAACATACTGAACCATAACAGTGTTGGGCTCTGAGTCGTCTTTGTTTGTCAGCATCTTTGTCAGTTGACTGAACCTACGACGGTCAGATGGCTGTACGACAACACGGGTCCGGCCGCTCTTTGTACGGTGACCTATGATGTCAAACACTTCATTGACCGCTGTGCTTTGATTTGTTGAACTGACGGCCTGCATCAACGGTTGATGGAACAACTCTTCGTTGTCGGTCACTGCGCCTGCAATACCTGCACTGATACCAATGGCTGTGGAAGATATGCTCGTAATTTCACCAAGCAACAGACCTTTTTGGGTGTACACATTAAGCCCTACTCCGAACTTGGTAGTAGCATCAACGCCATCGACTGTGATTGAAGTAGCACTTGCTGAATAACCTCCACCATTGTTGACAAGTACACCCGTACGAGGACGGGTATCTTTCTTGAACTCCGCTTGAAAGTTCCCAGATGCTTCTAAATTTGGTGTGGTTTGTTCGTTAATCGATGCCGAGATTACCAATTTGTGGAAAAATGATTTGTGGACAGTGTTATCGTAAAGCGCAGATGCAATCACCTGTGGTGTTTTTTGTACAGAGTCAGTCGAATGTAGCGGAAGATAATTGTCTGGAGTCAGGGACACATCTAACTGAGTTTCCGCAATGGTGCCTTCTGAATCATCACCTATGAGTCCGCCATCCTCAATGTAAAAAGATGAGTCGGAATCAAATTCCAATACACCACCCGGTGCATAGAGAACTGCTGTTCCAGCAGATATGTCTGAATGAATAAGGTCAACCACCTTAACACCAGATGCCAATTGAGTGTTGCCACTTGGAATTGTTTTTTCAACTAAAAGAGCACTGCCACGCAACGACACATTGACAATTGCACCCGTGACTGCGGCAGTTTGGAATGCCGATGTAGGAGCAGAAGAGAATGTGAGCGTCTTTGCGGTGTGGTCAAGCGTAGCCGTAATAGACGAGGCACCTGCCACCTCTCCTGCTATGCTGATGTAATCGGCACGAATAGTAGTGCCTGTTTTACCAAATGCCTCTGTGCTTTGAAATTTAATTACGCTGGAAGAATAATTATGAGTCAGCCGTCCAGTGGCGGCGTGCTTCATACCCGTACCTGCAAAGTCAATTGCGTTGTAATGCACTTGTACAAATGGAGCGTAGTCGTATGTTGAAAGACTGGGTACATTGAGAATCGCCACTCTTGACTCAGTAGAAGGAGTCATGTGCCGAGTGTGTGCATCACCCGTAGGAGAAGTATCGCCCATGTTTCTCAAAGTAAATGGCTCTGCGTCAAAGCCGTCGCCACCTATGGCAAGAAGGGCTCGCTGAGTATCGTCGATGCCAGCCATTCCGTTTTCAACAGCCTGAGTCGGAACAGAGGAAAAGGTCAATCCTGAAACATCGTATGGTCCAAACAAGTCATTGAACACAACAGGACTACCGGGTGGGACAGAGTCTGACAAATCAGCGTACTGTGCGGCAAAAGATGCTTCCATTACCTGCGCAACAGCGTCAACACTCTGCTCAACATAAGCGGCCTTGGGCGTTGGCATCGTACCCATGAACGGGTGACCGGGGATGTGATTGAGAGTGTGTCGACCTGTGTGGCCTATGAGGAAATTGTCAGCCATACGAGTGGTCGCAGAGAACTTTGAATAGCCGTTGTCTGTTGTTGCCATCGTTAGAGCAAACAGCAATCCGTGATTTTCAAAGTCACTTTCATCGATGAGAACTTGTCCTTGGCGATGAGAGAACTGTGTGCCTGTACCAGCAATCTGATACGGTTCTCCCGTACCCCCGTC